TAGGTGCAGGTGGAGCAGGACAAGAAAACCCATCTCCAAATCCCCCTTCCAACATTGGTAATGATGGAACTGATTCAATATTTAATCCAGGTGGAAGCGAGGGAGAAGATATGATTACAGCAACAGGTGGTGGTGGATCTGGGGGTCAAGAAGATGGAGGAAGACCAGGAGGATCTGGTGGTGGTGCAGGTTCAAGATGTCAAACAGGTGGATCTGGTAATACACCTCCGTTTAGTCCATCTCAAGGAAACGCAGGTGGAAATAGTACAGCTTCCTCTGGAGGAGCTGGAGGTGGTGGCGCAACAGCTTCTGGTAACCCCGCACCTGGCAGTAGTGCAGGAGCTGGTGGAGCTGGAGCACCTAATACAATTAATGCATGTGGAACACCCTTTTCAATAACTACATTTGCTGGCGGTGGTGGTGGAGGTGGAAACCAACAAAATCTTCCAGGACAACCAGGTGGATCTGGTGGTGGAGGAGCAGGAGGTAGATGTGGAACAGCTACTTCAGGAACAACTAACACTGGTGGTGGCGGAGGTGGATCTGGTCAAGATTATGGAAGTGCTGTTGGTGGATCTGGAGGATCTGGAGCCATTGTAATTAGAACACCGTCTGCGTATTCATTAGCAGTAACCCCTGGTACAAATGCAACCGCAGCTCACCCTGGTGGCGACAAACTAGCTACATTTACAGTTTCTGGAACATTGACTATTACATAATTGATCTAGATCAATTCTTTTTATTTCACTTTACTCTATCTTTAAATTAATATAATACATATGTATAAAGAAATATGGATAATAAATATATTTATTGGTGGTTTAAAAACGTGTTCTCCCCAAATGAAATAAAAAAGTTAAATAAAAAAGTTAAAAATAATGTTGTTGATGAACAAGACAACCCCGCAAGTGCCACTAAAAACACAAGTGTTTCACCTGTTGACCCGCGTTCAATAAAAGAATTAGATAAAGTTTATGAGCATATTTATGAAGCTAACAAAGAAAACTTTGGGTATAATTTATATGATTATCATACTGAAAGAAAAAATTTTATAAATTATAATGTTTATGATTCTATCAAAAAAGGTGAATATAAATATCACTCAGATGGGATGTATACACATCACTCATCTGATATTAAATTAACAGCTATTTTAAATTTATCTCTCAACAAATATGAAGGAGGAGATTTTTATATAAATCCTTTTGGACAAGAAGAGATAGTAGAATGCATAAACACACCAGGTCATTTAGTAGTTTTTCCATCTTGGTTTTTACATAAAGTAACACCTGTTACAAAAGGGGAAAGAATTAGTTTGTCCATGTGGATAAAAGGACCTAAACTTAAATAAATATGAATCTAACAAACTATTATTGGTATTTTCAATCAGCAATTCCTCACAGAATTTGTGATGATATTGTACGTTATGGAAAACAATTAGAAGATGGCTTGGCTACTACAGGTGGATATGGAGATCCTAAAAAATTAAATCAAAAACAAATAAAAGATTTAAAAAAGAAAAGAGATTCCAACATAGTTTGGATGAGTGATAGATGGATTTATAAAGAAATACAACCTTATGTTCATGAAGCCAATAGAAATGCTGGTTGGAATTTTCAATGGGATTTTTCTGAATCTTGTCAATTTACAAAATATAATAAAGGTCAATACTATGACTGGCATTGTGATGGCTGGGATAAACCCTACCAAAGAAAACAAGGTGATCCATCACACGGTAGAATAAGAAAACTATCTGTTACACTAACACTCTCCGATCCAAAAGAATATAAGGGTGGAGAATTAGAATTTGATTTTAGAAATTTAGATCCCGATAAAAAACCAAACATTAGAAAGTGTAAAGAAATATTACCTAAAGGATCTTTGGTGGTATTTCCTGGTTTTGTGTGGCATCGAGTATGCCCTGTTAAAAAAGGATCTAGATATAGTTTGGTTATCTGGAATCTAGGATGGCCATTTAAGTAAATGATAAAAACAATGGATCAAGTTTTACCAAAAGAAATTAATAACGATATTATTAAAGTGTTATTAAAACAAAGAGATTGGGGATTTGCATTTGATGATGGTGGGGTAGATAAATTTATAAAGGATGTTATTATAGGAAACACACCTAACAGAGGTTTTAATATTGTAACTTATGATGATGTATTAAACATAAAATTAAATAGTGTTTTAAATATATATGCAGATATAGTTTTTTGTAGAGTTAAAGAATTTTTAAAAATTAAATTTAAAAAACCATCTAGATATTTTTGGAATTATTATGATTCTTCTTCAATTGCTTTTGAACACACGGATTCCAAAGATAAAAATAAAATATCCATATTATATAATTTACACGATAATGATGGAGGAACTGAAGTAAATGGTAAATTTTATAAAAGTAAAGCAGGCCAGGCTATAGTTTTTTCTAGCACTTTGTTACATAAAGGTGTAATGTCAAAAGATAAAGATCATAGATTAAATTTAAATATGATAGGAGAATATAAAAAAGAAACAAAAGAAAGATAGGAGAATATGAAAAAGAAACAAAAGAAAGCAAGAAAAGTAAAGACTCAAAAAGAGTTTGATAAGATATCATGTGGAAGTGCCACAACTTTTCCTAAAGGCTTAGCTCGGGAAGATTTTTTTAAATGTCCTATATGGTTTGGAGATGCTCCTCAATTTGTTGATGATTTAAATAAAGCATCTGACTCTTATATTGAAGCTGCAAAGAAAAATTTAAAAAAAGATATTGATAAAAGAAATAAAAAATTTGGTAACAAAGGAGATATGGGAAACGTATTTCATTCTACCAGTCTACTGGGAGATCCTCATTTTCACGAACTTACACATTATATAGGAGCTACAGCTCATAACTTGTTAGGAGAAATGGGTTTTGATTTAACAAGTTATCAAGTCTTTACCACAGAAATGTGGGTACAAGAATTTGCTCAAAAAGGAGGAGGACATCATACACTACATACTCATTGGAATGGTCATATCTCTGGCTTTTATTTTTTAAAAGCTACTGAAAAAACATCTAGACCTATATTTGAAGATCCACGAGCCGGAAATATGATGAATCTTTTACCTCAAAAAGAAGCCACTAAATTAACTTATGCTAGTCATCAAGTGAATTATGAAGTAAAGCCAGGGAGAATGATATTTTTTCCATCATACCTGCCACATCAATATGCCGTTGATATGGGTTATGAACCATTTAGGTTTATACACTGGAACTGTCAAGCTATACCGAAAGGAACAATCAATGTCGTTCAAAAAAAATAAATATACAGTATTAAAAGGAGCTCTTACTAAAGAGATGGCAGATTTTGCCTTTGCTTATTTTTTAAATAAAAGAAAGGTAGCCAGATTTTTATTTGATCACAAATATATTTCACCATTTACCGACTACTGGGGGGTGTGGAATGATCAACAAGTTCCTAATACCTATTCTCATTATGGGGATATAGTTATGGAAACTTTACTACAGAAAGTTAAACCTGTTATGGAGGCCCATACTAAATTAAAATTAAGTGAAACTTATTCATATGCAAGAATTTATAAAAAAGGAGACGTCCTAGCGAGACATAAAGATAGGTACTCGTGTGAGATATCTACTACCTTAAATCTAGGGGGAGATGAATGGCCTATTTATCTTGATCCAACTGGTAAGAGGGGCCAAGCTGGTATTAAAGTTATATTAGAACCAGGGGATATGTTAATATATTCCGGATGTGATCTGGAACACTGGAGAGAAGAGTTTACCGGTAAAGATTGTGGACAAGTATTTTTACATTATAATAAAAAAGGTTCTAAACTAGCCAAAGAAAATGAGTTTGATAAACGTCCATTTATAGGACTTCCTGCTTGGTATAAAGGCTTTAAATCTAATTGATTATAGTATAAATGTAGTATATTTTACTCTAGGAGAGTTATATGCTTCATAAAATTGCACTACAACCAGGTTTAGATAAACAATCTTCAGACACAGGGGCCGAAGGAAAATGGGTTAATGCCGATTATGCTCGTTTTAGATATGGCTACCCTGAAAAAATAGGAGGCTGGCAACAGCTTGGAAGTGATACTTTAGTAGGTGCTGGTAGAGATCAACACGTTTGGGTAGATAATGATGGTAATAGGTACGCGGCTATTGGTACGAATAAAGTTCTTTATATCTATTTTGAAGGTGCCTTCTATGACATTACTCCTTTAGATGCTACGAGAAAACAGAGCAGTGCTACATGGACCTTTAATGGTACAACCTCAGTCACACTTACAACGTCCACGGCCCACGGAGCATCCGTAGGAGATATTATATTATTAGATGCTGTAACTTTACCGGGTGGTACAGGACTCACAGATGCAGATTTTGAAAATAAATTATTTGAAATTATTACAACACCTAGCCCTACTACTTTTACTATTACATCAGCCAGCTCAGGTTCTGCAGCTACCGGCGGCAGTGTAGATGTAAACTTTTATTATGTTATAGGACCCATCACTCAAGGTTATGGTTATGGATGGGGCACTAACACTTATGGTGGTCGAGTTGTTCCCCCTACTTTAACAACCTTAGTTGGAACCTTAGCCGACGATGCTTATGGTACAGGTGGATCACCTTCTACACAAATTACATTAACAGCAACATCAGCTTTTCCCTCTACAGGAACAATTCAAATAGGGACTGAACTTATTACTTATACTGGTAATAATACCGGTACCAATACTATTACAGGAATTACTAGACAAGCCAGTGGAAGTACGCGATCAGCCCATGGTGCTGGTTCTACAGTTTATGATGCTACAAATTATGTAGGTTGGGGCAGCGCAAGTTCTTCTTCACACGTAGTTATTGAACCAGGACAATGGAGATTAACTAACTATGGAGAAAAACTTTTAGCTTTAGTTCATAATAAAAAAGTATTTGAATGGGACCCATCGTTTGCTAATCTATCAGTCAGAGCGACAGTTGTTTCGGGAGCCCCTACAGCTTCGAGAGATATGATGGTATCCACACCGGATAGACACTTAGTATTTATTGGAACAGAAGAAACAATTGGAACATCTAATTCTCAAAATGAAATGTTTGTAAGATTTTCGGATCAAGAAGATATTAATACTTATATACCTACGGCAACCAACACAGCTGGTAGTCAAACTTTACCCGATGGTTC